GTTCCATTCGTGAATATCTTCTTTTGGTTGATCTTGTTCTGATAAAGCCAATAGAGTTCTTAATTCTGCTGCATTAAAATCTAGCTCAATAAACCAATCATTTGTTGGTTTCAAAACACTTCGATATTCTTTTGGAAAAGTTAACATTGGAAAACCCATTTTTTTTGTTGTCAACCTTCCAGTTTTTGTTCCGAGAATATCGTATGAAATATACGGAGAGCAATTCTTAATTTTCTCTCTCCATTGTCTTGCTTTAAATTCGTGAAGCTTGTTTTTTAAAGCTGACACCTCAATATTCAATTTTTTACTTCTTATGCTTTCAATTACTCTCGTCAAATCTAACAAAAAATCATAGTTCTCATGAATTTCATAATTTTCAAATACATGCTCCGTTATCTTATTTTTCATTTCACAGAAATCGAGTAAAAATCTTTTTGGAACCAAATCAAAAAAACAGTTCTCATTCAAATCTACTTTTGCTTCGTTAAAAGCTCTAAAATAAGATTTCAATCTTGACGAGACTTCTTGCCATCTTTCTAGTAGTGTAGAGGGGCAAGCGTCTTCAAGAGTTTTTCCGCCACAAAGGAGATTGGCATAAAGAATACGTTTATCATCCACATCATCCAAATAACTGGCATAAGACCAAGTTTTGTTAAAGTCCTCTGGTAGGTCTCCATCCTGCAATCTTCCATCAAAGTAAACTCCTATACATTCATTTTTATTATCTAACGTTTGAAAATACAATCTAATGCCTTTTAATAGCCACCACCAGATGAACCACCATTGGTTGTATTCTGTTTATAGTCTGTTAAATCCATATTTTTTTCCACGATCAAGGGACTATTATATGACATTGCCATTGTAACAAACTCTTGCTTAAATGTCAAGCTTTGTTCTCCACAATTATCATAATTTTGACAATGAGCTTTGCTCATTTTCTTACCTGCCAAAAGTATTATTTCTTTATTTATTGAACTTTCCATAGCATTGAATCCGATAATTTGTAAATTCTTTTTTATATTTGATGATATCCTTTTTAGCTCGTATTTGTCAATAAAAATATTTTCTTCGAACATTCTTGTTTTAAAATAATTTATAAGCCAAGATGAATCACTATAAGCATCTAAAGTATCCGAGCTTATTTTTTGTCGTTCAAACACCTTTCTTATAACACCAGCGCAATCTCCATATTTAATATCTGTAATCTCCTGTTTTGGAGATCTTTCTAGAAAACGATTATAATAGAAAGCAAAAAAGAATTTAAGCATCTCCGTTTCCCCAATATGTGATTTAATAAAATATGTACTAAATAAATTTGAAGCAGTACCAGGAGCATATTCCAATCCATATTCTGGTGCGCTTCCTGCAACAAATTCTGTTTTTGATGGGTTCATATATTGTTGCATTGGCACCGATGATACATCCGCAATCAATCTCCATGGAACATTTTTATCAACCAGAAAACCATGTTTAAGCGCAGAATTTCTAAAAAAATTAAAATTTGTATCTGCAATATATTCCTTTTTCTTTTGGTCATCATTAGCATTATCTGTCGATAAATCAATGAATAAGCCTGTAGCAAATGGAGAGCAAAACCGAGATTTTATAAAGCCTGTTCTCGTTAAAGGCAGATCACCTAAAATTCTATTCATAGTCAAAAAAAATATTTTCATGTAATCGTGAAATGTCTTTATCTTTCTGTGATGTTTCATCTTAAAAATTACGGCTTCGAATGTGTCAAAAAACAATTGTAAATATTTTTTATAATCAGAATCAAAGTCTCGCCAACCTCTTTTTGGCTCTAAACCAGCATAAAGACCTGTAGGAGGGATTTTTTGGGATCCCGCAGCCTTATCAAAATGCCTCTTTAAATCATTAAAAGCATCCGCAACAAAATTTAATGCGAGAATAAATTCTTTTGTTTCTTTTAGTTGTCCAAGTCTTGGACTTACGTTCGGCAACCATATGGCGTTTTGTTTCTCATCAACCCTGCCATAAAGTACCTTTTCGTTTAAAAAATCAAGCGGTCGTACTCCGAATTTTGGATACGCATGATCGTTAAAAAATTGTTTTCTTGTAAAAGTTTCAAATGACATTGGTTTATTATAATTAGCATTTTATATTATTTGTACATATTTTCCTGACGAATTCCATTTACAAAATGCTGTTGTTTTCCATTCTAACCGATTCAATGTTGCAGAAATTCTATGATTGCTTTTATAAACAAAATAATATCCTCCGATTCCAAGCCTTCTAGAAAGTGATACATTTTCTTTTGCTAACGGCCTCACCTCATTAGTAGTATTGTCTAGTTTTACATCATTGTTAACACTCCCCCAATGAGGCATCACTATATGTACATATTTACCAGCCTTTAAGGTGGTATTGCCAACGACTTGGAATTCACAATTATAAAACTCACCTAACATATCTTCTCTAATGGTAGAACTCTTTTCTCCTCTTGCCTCCATAACCCATGGCTGGTCGACTCGTGTAAAGTTAATTTTATATAGTGGAGTACCCTCTTTATACGCTTCCAAATATAAAATTCCATTTTTAAGATCTTTTTGTTTATCATTTTTAAAAATTTCCCATTTATCTTTACTTTCTACTTGAACACCAACAAACATAACATGTTCATCCATCCCGGTCGCGCTGCCACCGGACGTGTACACATTCTTTCCCTTTTCAACGTTAACAGTATATGCAATGTTGTTACAATCAAATCTGCTCACCAACTCAGGAAAGTTATTCTCTGCTCCTGGATTTTCTTTAAAAGTTACAGTTGTCGAAGCAGCGGAGCTTCTGGCCGCCTGGTCAATTCGAATATTTAAATGTTTACTCGCACCATGCGGAACTACTCCATATTCTATTACTGGGCTGTAATATTTTGTTGCATATCTATTCAAATTGCAAGTATCATTAAGCGGCATAATAACAAGATTAATCAAAGCGTCTCTGATAAAATGTTTTAAATAATATTTTTCTTTTTTTGACTCAACAATATTTCTCATTAAGAAGTTTGTATAAGACCTATATGAAACCGGAAACTTGGCTAAGCTCACACTTTTTTCTTTACCATCTAAAGTATCAACATATTTTAAATTACCCAGCACAACTTTCAACTCTGATCTTATTTTTAAAGCGCCTGCTGCGTTAAAGGCTCTTTCAGACTGTATTTGCCGATTCCATATATTAAATGCTGAAGAGGGCGGTAATTGCCCTGGAATGTCGGCTAAATTCACAGCAAGACCAAGATGAGGATCAGTTGTTCCAAGTTCAGTTAGTTCCGCCTCCCTTCGTCTAGCACCTTGACTGGTTGTATCGACGGCAGGTTGATTATGATTATCTCGGGTAACTGGTGTCCCACCTTGTTCCGACACTAAAATAGTTTGTATTGCTTGATCAATTATATCACCAAAATAGAACCATCTTACTGTACCGTCTGCATCATGATCATTTGTTCTAGCCTGCTCAATATATTTTAAGTCCACTGTAGGTTCGATTTCGATCTGGTCTTCAAACTGCTGAAGCACCGTTTCTCTTGCTATATCTACTGCTGATTTCCCTTCAAAGCCCTTGTAGCCACGAGTAACACCAGCGTTTTCCATCTCTATAAGATCTCTATCCCTTCTATTTGCAATATCGCCCAATGGGCCGGTTGTTTCTTTTAATTTAGTCCGAGCTGCCTGAATTCGAGCGTCTCTAGTTTTAATACGTCTATCAACTGCAGCCTGATCTCCCTCAGTTCTTGAAGACTCTCTCATAGCAATCAATTCTGAATCTTTGAATTTCATTTGGAGTCTCTGCCCCATATAATTCGCAATCTGGTTTTCTCCAAGTTTTAAAGAAGCTCCACGATGGCCAAATACAGGGCACACCATTCTACGGAGGCCTGTTGTGCCGGCGGGACCCATCGATCCTGCGGCTGTGAAATTTCGGCCAGGAGTTCCCTCTAAAAAATATCCTGGTAACATCAAGCCAGAATACAAAGCTGCAAAAGCGTTTACTCTTCTAACCTGTGGATTCAATATAGAAACTTCTCTATTACCTTCTGTAACATCACTCCAAAATTTATAATTTGCAACAGCCCAATGAAATGCTTCATGAGGGTCTACATCACCGTTATTATAGGCTTCTAGTGGGCTGTCCGACGTAGAGACGGCGGAAGGCTCCTCGGCACCCATGTCGGTGCTGTGGAAATGAGCCCCTTTCGTAGGTGTGAATACATGAGGGTGGTCCTGGTCGGCAATATTGCGGAGGTCGCTGGGTGTATTTCTTAAAAAGCCAAACTGAAGCCATATACTCGTGCTTCCATATCTGCCGGGACCTGTGTGTAAGTGTAACACTCCAGGAAAATTTTCTTGGAACCCCGAAATAATAGGTTGGATTTGTGCCCTTGCGAAGGTATGAACTTCATCAAATGTCAGGCCTTGATTCGTCGGCTTCGGAATTCCCCAATAATGAAACAATTCAGTAGAATCTGCAGCATCTGCCTGCGATAAAAGACTATATCCGCCGCCTGGACCGACGACTTTTTCCGCAAGCTTTAATAACTCTTCTTCTGCTTTTATGAAATTTTGTGCAGCTTTGCTGTTCTCCATCAGGCTTTCAACTTCTGCCATATTATAAGCTCCAAACAAATCCATTTCTCCAGATACGGTTGCAGCTTCAGCGGAAGCTACGTAATCAATTTCAAGCTCAAATGCGCCAGTTGGAATATCAGACTTAACATCAATTTTATGTCGGAACAAATTTAAGTACAAAGAAAGCTTTGCTTCTTTTATTGAATTTAACAATCTACTCTTAAAATTTTGAATAGATTCACCAGTATTTCCTCTCGCTGTTAATTCATTTTTAATAACCTCAGTTAAAAAATTCTCATTTGGAGGCTCATATCCTATTTCAACTTTTATTCTAAAATAAGACGGATTATATATTCTATGTCCTTTCTCGTCATTTTTTATAAACTGAAGCGGTCTTCTTATTAAATCACTAAAAGATATCGTCTTTTTTATGTGCGGGTTCTCGTTACTAACGTTTTCAGCTGACTGTAGGTTTCCCGTTGATGGGCGACTCTGAGGTGTAGACCAGCCTGCAGGAATTGTAACTTCTTCTCCTGGTTTAACATAATTAAATCCTTGCAAAGCTTGATTGCCCCATCGACCCTCAAGTTGAGAATTGGCATTTTTTATACCCTGAAGCGTTACGCCATAATACTTAGCAAGACTTGTTAAAGTATCGCCACGCTCGATCTTATGTGTATGAGGATCTGTTGTGGTAGCTTCTGCGCCTTCCGCTGGCTGTTGTTGTGATATAACTGTTCCAAAAACGGCTTCTACATTTTTGACTTCGGAGTCGGTAAGAACCTTATCCAAGCCATATTCATATTTGAACGCTTCCACAGAATTAAAATATAATCTAAGTTTGCCATTAATAAAAGTATCAACTTCAGCAGGGTTTGTTCCGACATAATCAAGCGTGAAGCTTTTTATTCCCACTGCAAAATGTCCTGGAAATTCTCCTTTTTCCAGAGAGCCCTCTTTAAAATTATTAAAAGGAAATCTTATTAAAGTTGGTTTAGCAGCACTACCTTCTGGATATACAACTTTATAAACTTTTACATACGGTTGAAGGCTGTTCATTAATTCTTTCGGAATAGATTCTAATAGATTCGAATCTCTTATAGAAACATTAATATCATCCAAAAATCTATAATTTTGATCTTCAACTGTTGTTGTCGGCGGAGGCAGCTTGAGTATATATTTATAAGCTTCTTGGTAATCTGTGCGCTGTTGGCGAAACTCATAGTTTGGATGCATTTCTTCAAAAGCAGGAGGTACAGGCAAGTCTTCTGAATTGTGCCTGACTGGTCCTGTATTTTTCCAAGAGCTTCCACCAACAGTAGTAGAAAATTCTGCACCTTTACCACCTTTCAACTCGCTAATCGACGTTAAATAATCCAATAAAAAGCATTGCTCTCTAAATTGTTCTAATTTTTGTTTTCTTGTCGTGGCCACGATTTAAAACCTCAAAAAAACTTAAATGCTTCATCAAAATCTAATGGTACAAATACAATCTCACCATACATGTAGTCTGATTCCAAAGGCTTTTTATTAAACCAGGGAATTAGCCACCAAAGTTCTGCATCCCCATAATAATTAAATGCAAGTTTATAAAATTTATCACCTTGTTTCCAAACGTGCTGAATGATTTGCATTTTAGAAATTTGTTCTTTTGTCGGATATGAAATATCGGGAGTTGCATAGTGAAAAATACTTCTTTTGCCTCTGGGCGAAAGAATTGGTTGATATAAAGCCGTACCATTTTTTACTAACCTACTTGTTCTTTTTGTTGGCATTATTCACTTCCTCCACCGGATCTTCCATATCCTGGCCCTAAACCAATACCCATCCAACCTTCATTCCAGCCTGCTGTATTCACACCCATTGCTGATCTGATATTTTGTCCAGCGAGAGACAAATTTTCTGTTGATTGTCCAGCGGGAGATAAATTTTCTAGCCTTTCAGTTTGACCTTCTTCGCTCCCATAAGGAATATTATCTCCATATTTAAATTCAGGTTTACCGTCCTCTCCAGCCTTTTCCCAACCAGGTGTAATGGTGTGCAACGGATAAAATACAAAGTTTACTCTAACAAGTTTTGGATAAATAAAATTTGGTGATGGCGGAAGCGCGCCGGCTCCTTCAAGCCTTACCGACTCTTGTAAACCGGGACCATTAACAAAACTTGAATCTAAAGCAAAGTCATAATTCAAATTATCAATATATCCAGTTAATCCAAAATCTTTAGCGGTTCCTCCGCCTACACCCACTTCTTTACTTAATAAATTTTTAAAACCTATTTTAAATAACGGATCTCCACCAGCTTTTACATATTTTTGTGGAATACCATACTGTGACGTACCACTAGTTGATTGAACTGATGGATATAACATGCTTACAAGCAGCTTTATTCTTTTGAGGTTTGCTTTTGCTTCTGCCTTACTAAAAGCGGGGAGATCAAAGCCAACTGAAACAACTCTTTCTACTGTCTTTATTTTTCTTAATGGTTCTGGATGTCCAACTAAAACTTCAGGTTGGGCAGAAGTGTTAAAGTTATCAGAGAATGTTGTTAACATTGCTTTAAAAGTTACATTTGTGTCAGCATTAAAGCTATAAACATCAAGCAACAAATTTTGAGTTATCGCAAACATATTTGTTGTATCTGAAGGTGCAGATAAAATAGTTTTTTGAATATTTTCGTTCCAAATTGGCATTAATCTAAAGTCCTTGCTTAATAACTCTCGCTCTGTATAAATATCATGTCGCCAAAGTTTCGTTTAATAGTGTTTTAAAACTTCTTGCAACCATTTCTCTATCGAATTCCAAGAAAGTATCTTTTTGAGTTTCTTCATTCGCTTTTTTAGTAGCTTTATACATCGCTGTTTCTATTTTTTTATAATCGACTTCTTGTTGGTCCGGTCGTGCAGCGCCTTTTGAAGCAGCTAAAACTTTATCCGCGATTTGCATTTGTTTCTGAGTGTTCCGCATGAGCACATCACCGCTTATGACAGCTGTTCCCTTTTCGGGTCCAACAAGAACCTCTCCAGGAGTCGTTCTAGCCCCAGCTATATTGCCTGGCATACCTTCAGGGCCAGTTCCATGTTGAAAGCCTCGAAACGCGCCTACAAGGCCGCCTAGCGCACCGCCAATCAGCCCTCCGACCACAGTGCCAGCGCCTGGTAGTATCATTGTTCCAATACTCGCACCAGTTAATGCCCCACCAGCCATACCATACCCGGCTTTACCTTCCGGCGTCTCACCTTTTGTCATTAAACCGATTCCAAGACCTGCACCAAGAAGTGGAAGTCCAAAACGAGCAAGACCACCTCCAAGCCCGGCCAGCATGCCTCCCCCACCAGGTAATACAGGACCTATAAATGGAGCAGAGGATAAAGCTCTTATCATCATTAATTGTAATATAAGTGGCCCCAATGCTAAGCCAACTGCCGCTGCAATACCAATTATCCCAAACAAATATGCTCCGAAAGGACCCATTGCACTGATCACGCTTGACAACCCTTCGACAAAACTTATTATTCCATCAATAAAAGGTTTCATTGAGACCGCGAGCTTCATTAATGCATTCGTCAAGCGTGTAAAGATATCTTGAGTTGATTTAGCCAATTCATGCATTTCTTCCTGTTCTAATCTGTGTTTTTCCATATCTGCTAAACCAATTTCTAAACTGCTATTAAAAAACTGTGAAGCGGTGGCAACGTCTTTAAGACCTGAAGTGTTGGTAATGGCTCTTTGCATATGTGGCCCCAACTCGTCAAATCCCACGCCCAATGTATTGACCGCTCTATGCAATTCCATTAAATTTTCTGTATGAGTGCCATAAACCATCGACATGACATCCAAATGTGTACCACCCAACATCGCATTTAATCTTGCAATAGTCTGGGCAGCTGATTCAAACGTAATAAATTTATCCCCAACTGAAACAAGTTCGCCCATAGCAACTTGAGATTGCTTTGATATAACCATTAACTCACCCATAACTTGGCGAGCGTCCTTGCCATATGCCGCCATTTTTCCAAAAGATGCAGTAACGCCATCAATTGCTTGATTTAGATCCATACCAATAGTTCTAGCTAATCCTAGAAATTCTTTAGTTGCGGTAATAGAATCTGTAGTGCTCAATCTCAATGTTCTGTTCATCATCGCCAATACTTTTGTAGTTTTTCCAGAATCTACGCCAGCAATATTCATGGTGGCTGTGAAGTCAGCTAATTCTTGTTTTGCTGATTTTCCAACTATTACAAAATCAGACATTCCCTTATATAAACTAGCCACTGAATCTCCAGCACCATCAACACCCAAACCAAGTGATCTTAAAGTTTCGCTAGTATCATAAACAATATCACCATAATTAGCAGTTGCACCAGTGGCTTTAAAGAAGCCTGCTATCATCTGATCTTGTTTTTTTATTAATTCTTCTGTTTGCGTGGCAATTAAGCCAATAAATCGAGAACCAAACCCTTTAGCAAATTCTGCAGCCATTTTTTTAGCTTCTTCAGTGTTGTCTTTCATAAGTTTGGCCATTTCTCCCAAACCAACAACAACTCCGCCTGTTAAGGTTTGCGAGAACTTCTTTCCCATACCAAAAATTCCGGCCCATCTTTCTCCAATACTTTTTAAAAGTGTTTTAGTTTTTTCAAGTTCTTTATTTCTCTCTTGAGTAGCATCTCTTTGTTTTTCTTCTTCCTCAGTTATATCAATAAGAGTATCGAGTTCTTCTTTTTTCAAGCCAATAGCTTCCGTTAACAAATCTATAAAGGCTTTTTGGTTCTCTATTTCATCTGCTGACAATTTTCCTTTAGTAATATTATTTTCAAGCTCTGTTTGCATATATATAAGTCTGTTTTGCTGAAAGTCATCCGATAATTTTGCAAAATCAGAAAACTGCTCTCTTAAAGCAAAAAGCGCTTCTGCATTTGCTAATTCTTTTTCAGAAGCTGTCGCGCTTTTGTTGGCAGCATCGTTTGCTTCTTTCATAAGCTTAACGTATTCTTTAACACCTGGTAGTTTTTTTTCGAGTTCTTCTAAGTCAAATGCCATATCCTAACCCTCACCGAATTGGCCACGGCAACCCAGTCATTTTTTCAAAATTTTGTATTGCTCTCAAAACTGCTTGAGATGTAGAAGATGTAGCTGGGCTGTCATAACCATGTTTCATCAATGCTTCAAGATGATGTTTTTCAGCACCCATTGCTGCCAATAAAGATTGTATTTCTGCTGGGTTTCCGCGTATTTTCAGAAAACAGTCTAAAGGAACCCCTGCTAACATCTTTTCTAAGGCATATCCAAGCTGTGCTCCCATTGCGGTCATATAGCTTTCATCTAAGTTTCCAGTACGCGCCATACTTAAGTCAATAACGCTTATAATGAGGTCTTCTTGACTTTCCATTCGTATAATCTCCAAGTGTCAAAAATAATTAGTTTTTTAACTCTTATTTCTTATTTTTTATTCTATCCATCTCTTCTTTTTCTTTTTCAAACTGTTTGACAAGCCTTTCAATAAACCATCTTCTAATTTGAATTGGTAAATTGTACATTTCTGTAAAGCTCCATCCTCCATGATATTTTAAAAAGAAAAACTCTTCATAGACAGACTTTATATAATTATTGTTTAGGCCAAAAAAACTCCGCCGTCAACGGAATGTTCACCTCCTCTTTGATGCCACATTCCGCGCATTCAAATTGTTGACTTAGATCTACATTTGGAATAATTTTTGAATATGCTATTCTCAAGTGTCGTGAATCTTTTGCTGGCATATTATTAACAAGATTGTTAATAACATCTATACTTTTCTGGCCGTTGGCAGATTTAATAATCATTTTAAGATTATCTGTTAATGCAGTTTCCTGTAATTTAAGTTTCTTCTTCTTTTCTGTAAGTAATAAAAGCTTTTTCTCATCTGCGCCAGTCATAAAATAAACTCCGACTGTTGCATATGTTACAGGCAGTTTAACAAAATAATCATTTTCCTCACCTTTGCTGATGTCCCATTTTTCCATATCTTCTTTAGTCAAGTTGACAATTTCAACTTTCTCTAAATCGAACTGATGCTTATTTAAAGTTCCACAAACAGGACATGTAACATTCGCATTATAGTCTGCGCCATATCCAGTAACTCTTGAAGCTAATAAAATTGCATTTTTATCACCAACCAGCAAGCCGTTTGCTTTTACACGCTTATCGATAACAATGTTCTCAATTAATCTATCCAGAGTTAAACCTTTTCTTAACAACGATGGAGAAGTTAAAATATCTTCTTCTTTTGCTGTCATATATTTAATTTCAACTGAATCAACATCATATAACGGGTGCTCAGGTGGATAAAACTTTCCTTTCGAAGGAAGATCAACAAATTCCGTTGGAACCGCAAAAGAAAGTGTTGATTTTTGCTCAAAATTATCAAGTGGAGGCGGCTCAGGTGCAGGTGGCGCTGCAAAGCGATCCTCATTATTTCTAACTGACATTAATTACCTCATATTTATACACAACAATATTACACTATTTTATTTGTTATGTTAAATTATACTAACGATTTTTGTTCAGCATAATCATAACGAATAGTCATTGTAATTTCAACCATTGCGTCGGAAGTATAATCCAGTGAACCGAATTTAACATCTTTAATCCATGGATTGTAGATCATCCATTCTTCAACTGGTCTATTGATACCATCTGCTGCTGTAGAAATCTGTGTCAAAGTTAATGATGTTCCTAAAGCCGCAACGGCATTTGCTTTTGTAATTGTATGTAATGCATTAGAACTATCTATTGATGCATCTTTAATTCTAGGAATTTCATATCCAGACTGCTTCAAAACAGACATCAATGTAGATGTTGCATCTGGCTTAACTGGATCTACAAGGGTCAAAGTAATAGGATCCCATTTGACCATTCCTGGATAATAAAATGCATGTCCAAAATAATTATGTTCAGCCTCGCCAACGATAAAAGAAGGTTTATCTATTCTTTTAATAATATAAGGCGGTAATATTCCGATTGTTAACAACCACCTGTGTTGTCTTTTTGGCTCTAACGTTGCGTCTGCCCAAAATTGATCTGCCATTACTTTATTATCTCCTTACAAATAAATAGTGTTGATTAAAAGTTTTAATCAGCAAATGAAGCGCCTGAATCGGTAACAACGAAATCAAGCGCAATAAACTCAATTGCTTGAGCCGGCTTCAAGAAGACTTTTGCGTATAGAATGTTTCGATCAACCATCTCAGGTGTGGTAGTAGTCTCGTCTAAAACGATCTTGTAATCAGTAAGCCCTAAACCACCTTTAATACCGCTTAAGAACGCATCAATTTGAGACCTAAATAGATTCCAAGTTGTTCTTACATTTTGCTCAAAAAGTGTTGTCGCAGCAATTCTAGATACTTCTTTCTTGACAAAAATCAACAGTCTTCTTACATTGATTCTGTCTAAAGCTGAAGGTGTCAATTGCAATGTCTTTTGACCAAATACTACGATACCCTCAGCCGGGAAAGACGCGATTGGATTAATATTTACCTCATAAAGCTTATCTCTTTCTTTTGAGGTAAGATGGTGTTTAACACCAACAACCGGAATACCCGCTGCGCCGTCAGATAAGCCACCTCTAGTAAACCCGGCAGGAGCAAACCAAAGAGCACGCACTCTTTCGCTATTAGAAATTGTACCAAGCGCAACAACAGATGGCGGAACATTGATAGTGCTATTTGAAAGCGAATCATGAATCTGCACCCATGGGAAATACGCTGCTCCGTAACTTGAATTAAGACTTCTTCGACGAAGAGTTTCTGCGGCGTCGACGACATTTGGATAGACAGGATAAGTGCTCGGAGTGCCTTCATGAACTGGTTGATAATCTTTTTCAAGATCAATAATCGCCAAAGCGTCACCTCTATCTTCACAGATTGAGATGAGATGTTCGGTTAATATCGGCTCAGTAATTCCTGGAGCAGACGCCAAATTAAATTCTACCATTTCTGGGTCTCTTAAAGTATCAATAGCTCTTTTAACAGTAAAGAATTCATAACTTGAAACTTCTGTCTGATCCGAAAGAAGTGTATTTCTGAATGGATCTCTTTCAGTGATATCCAGTCCATCAAACCCACCAAAGAAAACGGTTGTAAACCGGTCAAAGCCATGCGCAGAAGAGGTCAGCAATGCGGAAGAGCCACTTACTGCCGTAATCGAATTCTCAGCAACACGACTACCACTTACATAGATTGCTCCATCTGCCTCACCTTCAACCAAATCATCAAGTGAGAAAACCCAAGATAACTGTGTGAAAGTAGTACTTCTACTCGTTGCAGCTTTGCCAGTTCCCTCATCAATATCATTTGGAAGACGACGAATTACGTCGAGATTACTTTCATCAAAAACATTATAAGAACCACTGCGGCCTAATGCTACTCCCCAATATGCATCTCTTTTTCTAGGCATATCTCCTTCTGAAGCGTTCTGCCTTAAAGGGAGAGTTGGGAAATAGAAAGACGATGTAAGCGCAACCACGTCAACGGCTGTGTCGGGGCCAAGCGCACCGGGTAGTCCATACGCGATCAGTTTGGTCGCCTGAACAGCGGCGGTAGCGGCGTGATTACTATATGATGGCAAGATGTCTCCATCTCCTTGGACAAAGCCTAAGTACTGGGTATCCGAGCTGATGTACGCACCGCCTGAGCCAGAGACTCTTCTTGGGCCATGGAATCCAAATGGATTAAGTCTGGCCCCGCCACCTGCATTTATAATCGGATCTACCTCTACTCTGAAAAACTTAGATACATTAGCGTAATCGCCTTTTACATTATAT